GCTGCCGGTCGGCGGAGCCTTGCGCTTGGTGTTGCGCGCAGGTGCTTCTGCCTCCCCATCACCGATGCGGTTGGCCACGCGGCGCGTCAGCTCGTGCCAATACTCCTCGCTCGCGGGGTTCCAACCCTCACGCGCCAGAGCGTTGTCGATCGCCTTGGTGATGGCGCTGTCCTCGTCGCGGCCCTGCGGGTCGTACCACGAGTTGGCTGACAGCCACTGCTGCGCGTAGTTCGTGACGCGCGGGTCGGCGCGCGGCGCGGTCGCCTCCTTGGCGGCGGCCTCGAAGCGATCCTTGTACGCGGAAAGCTGCGTGGCGCGCTCCTTGGCTTCGTCGCGGATGCGGAGCGCCGTCGCGGCGTCCTCACCGTTGCCGGCCTCGATCGCGCGGGCCATGATCTGCTCGGCCTGCCGGGCCTCGGCCAGTGCCTGCTGCAGTTGCTGCTGCACGCCGGCCGCGTTCTGCGTCAGCGTGTTGCCCTCGACCGCAGCCATGCGGCGCATGAGTTCGGCGTTCTGCTCGCGCAGATACGCCAGCTCCTGCTGCGAGCGCTCCTTGGCCACCTTCTGCAGTTGGCGGCGCTTGACGCGGCTGTCGCGGTTCTTCTTCGTCTTGTCGACGATCTCGTCCTCGGAGTCGTCCTCGGACGTGCCCATGCGGCTGTCCTCGTCCTCGTCCTCATCGTCGTCCTGCACCTCGGGCTGCTCAACCTGCTCGGTGCCGTCGGTCTCGATGACGACGATATCGTCGTCCTTTTCGTCTACTGTATCAGCCATGATCGGCTCCTTTCAGCCTTATGGATCAGACGAACGCCTTCATCGCGAGCGGGTCGCCCGTGACTACGCCGATCAGATCCAGATCGTTGAGAATGACGAAGATCACTTCCTGATCGTCGTCGATTTTGACCGTCCACTTGTCACCGCCGTACTTGGGGACGCGGACGAAGTCCCCCGGCGTAGCCCACGAGCCCTCTGGCCACGGCTCTTGCGTGTTGCGGTTCTTGAAGGCCAGATCACCAACGGCCACGACCTTGGCCACCTGCGTGTTCCACGTTTCGGTGTCCTTGGTGTCGCCCGTCAGGATGATGCCGCCGGCCGTCTTCTTCTTGGCCAGACGGATCTGGCACAGCACGCGGCTGCCAAAGGGCTTCACGCCCGGATCGACGGCCGGGAAGGCCTCGTCGATGCTGCCATACGCAAACTGTACCTTGTTCATAACGTAGTCTTGCACGGGTGCTCCTCCGCTCAAGTGTTTAGAGATTATAGTCTTTTCGCTCTTTCTCCGCGACCATGTCTAGCAACACGGTCTTGGCCAGCTCGAGACCAGCGTAAATGCCGACGACCTTCCCGTACTCGAAGAGGTCGCGGCCTTGAGGCTGCTCCAGCGCATCGCGTGCCAGATCGGCCTGCGATTGCTCCAGACGCTGCAGCAGAACCTCAATTCTCATGCAGGCGTCTTCGGCGAGCTCTTGCCGCCCAGCGCGCCCTTGCCGGCACCGGTCTCGACAGCTTCGCCCATTGCCAGACGCTTGTGCATCTTGATGCCGTCCTTACCGACCGGCTTGCCCTTGGTGTCGTTCATTTCAGTCTCCTCGTTACGGGTTGATGCCGGTGCCGGTGCTGACGCCAAAGCGCTCACCCGTCTCGACCTCCAGTTGCGCCAGCTCCATGGCCGTCAGGTTGTCCTGCGTGTTCATCGCCTGACGCACCTGCATCTCAGCCATCTTGCGCTCGGTCTCCTGCCGCTCGACCTGCTGGTCGGCGGCGAGGCGCGCCTGCTCTTGCTGCGCGTCGAGCTGCATCTGCGCCACGTCGAGCTGGGTGCGCTGCTGGTCGGCGGCGGCACCCTGCTGCAGCTTGGCCGCATCGATCTGCGCCTTCTGCTGGGTCTGGGCGGCCGTGAGCTGCAGGCGCTGGGCGTCGAGCTGCGCCCGCTGCGCGTCGCGCTGGGCCTGTGCCTGCAGTTGCGCCTGAGCCAACTGCACGCTCGGGTCAACCGGCGGCTGCGGTGCGAACGACTGCATGACCTGCTGCGCCTGCTGTATGACGGGCGGCAGGGCGGCGAACACGTTGCCCGCTTCCTGCGCCACGATCTGAGCCGCCTCGGCCAGCATGCCGTCGAAGGCCCGCTTGTCGTCGGCGGTCTTCAGCTCCTTGAGCAGGTCGCCCAGATCCTTGCCGCCTGTGGCCTCGGTGCCCAGATCGAAGATGCTCGACGCGTACCACATCGCGATGTGCTCCTTGATGTGGTTCAGGATCGCCGGGATGAACGTCGGCGCGATCAGCGGGTTCATGCCCAGCGCTGGCGACATCAGGTAGGCGAGGTGCGTCTTGAGGTGGGCGATGTGATCCTGCTCGGGGAAGGCCACGATCGGCCGGCCCATAGTCGCCGCCACGTTCTCGTTGACGGCGTTCTGCTCCTTCGGCTCCATCGCCGGGTTGAGCAGCTCCTTGGCGTTGGGGATCTTGAGCGTGTCGAGGATGCGCTCCTCGACCTTGCGCTGGTTGTACAACTGCGGCATGGCCGCAGCGCGCTGGGCCACCGCCTGCACCTGCGCGAAGCGTTGCGCCTCCGAGAAAATGTTCGGGTCGCTGACCGGCACCACGTCGAGCGGGCCTTCGAAGTCGGCGCGCGTGGCCAGCTCCTCGCCCAGCTCAACGTCCGTCTCCTCGTCGTCGAGGTACATGGCGTTGAGGCGGTGCAGGATGGCCAGCAGCTTCTGCATCGAGTTGTGCAGGCGCGCGTGGATGGCGCTGAACACGACCATGCCCTGCTCGATCTTGGCGAGCGTCGTGCCGACTGGCGCGTTGGCGTTGCCGTCAGCGATGTCCTCCATGCTGGTGCGGATGACGCCTTTGCCCGCATCGACCAAGAAGCCGAGCAACTGGAACAGCACCGCAGACGGCGGGTTGTAGGGCAGGGGCATGATCAGCTTGCGGATGTCGTCCGCCGCCATGCCGCCCTCGATCTCCATCACCTGCGTCGGCTGGATCTCGAGGCTCTGCCCGCCCTTGCTGCCGCCCTTGAGCTTGAGCATGGTCTGGCTGTTGCTGATGTGTGCGCTGTCGAGCAGGGCGCGCAGTGCGCCCGTCGATGCGGCCGCGATGCCGCCGACCATGTGCGGCAGGCCGATCGGGTACGCGCCGCGCCACGGGATGAACGGGAACTCGACGAACCACTGCAGCTCTTCGCGCGCCTCGTCCAGCTCGTCCCAGTTGCGATAGATCGACAGGATCTTGCCCGACGACTTGTCGATGCTGATGATATACGGCAGCGCCTCATCGTCCTCGATGTCGGCGATGGTGTACACCTCGTAGATGGTGCGCAGGCCGTCCTCGTTGTAGCTCGTCTCGGTGCGGCCCTCGATCTTGTTGTTCGCCTTCTCGGCGACGCTGTAGTCGGGCTCCATGTTGACCGGGCCAACGTCCACGTCGCGGTACATGCCGCTCTTGACGCGGCGCTGGTAGTCCACGGCCGTAAGATACTGCACGTGCGTCTTGCGCTGCGCCGTGTAGAAGTTGGTTGCAGCGAACGGCAAGTGCATGTCGTCAATCGCGACGAACAGGAACTCCGGCCGGTTGCGCGCCTCGTTCCACGTGGTTTTCATGTATTGAGCCCCACCAAGGGGCACCTGAGTGAGCAACTGCTCCAGCTCGGCGCGGAACTCGCTGGACTGGACGGTGAGCTGCCAGTTCATGAAGGTGGTCTTGCGCTTGGCCTTCTTGACCTTCTCGCCGGTGGGCTCGCCGGGGATGAAGTCCTTGACCGGCCCCTGCGGCGGGAACAGTTCCTTGATGGCGCGGGCGGCGAAGTCCACGCAGGCCTCGGTCAGCATCGGGTGGACGACCTTGGTCGCGCCTTGGAACTGCGCGCCGCCGGGTGCGTCGTCGCCCAGACCGGTGCGGCGCAGGCCCTCCTCGTACTGCTCGTCGCGCTTCTTGCGCGCCTCCTTGTCCTTGCTGATCAGGTCGAGGTACGTCTGCGCCAGCGTCTGCAGCTCGCTCTCGGGCATGATCTCGGCGAGGTTGGCGAGGAAGTCATCGGAGCGGGGCTCCATGTTGTCATCGTCATCCAGCCGGACGATGGCACCGCCGTCGGGCGTGTCGATCACGTCCTCGTCGTCGGCCTCACCCAGATCGACCATCTCGGTCTCGGGCAGATCGTCATCGTCTTCCATGCCCGCTCCTTAGACAGCGTACGGATTGCTAACCGGCTTGGGCGGAGGCCCAACAGGTTCATCTTTTTTGGCTTGTACAGCATCCAGTAGGCGTTTGTCCATCATCAGCCTGAGCGCCTGCGAAGTACTGTCCACGTAGTCGTCGTGCTTGATGCTGCCGGGCCCGGTGTAGCTGCACAGTTGATGCAGCAGCGGATCGACCCAGTTGCGCGGCCGGCCGGGGTGCTTGGCGCTCTCGGGCAGCCAGACCATCTTGCGTGCAAAGATCGGCGAGACGATGTGCAGGCGGGTCAGCTTGTCGGCGCGGCCGGGGTTGTAGGCGTAGGCCTCGATGCCCTCGCGCTCCAGCATCTG